GAACTTCTTTCCTTTTTTATTTCCCGCTGATCTCGCTGATTTACGCTGATTTATTTTTTTCTCTTCTGCGTTTATCTGCGTCATCTGCGGGAACTTCTTTCCTTTTTTATTTCCCGCGGATCTCGCTGATTTACGCTGATTTATTTATAATTTATTAACCTTTCTATATATCGATTTACCAATATCTTCTGTATTAAAATTAACTAAAAGTCCGAGTTTAATCCCTGTAAGCTTCATATAGGTTAACACTTGTTTGTGATGAACTTCAGCAATATTTTCTATTGATTTTATTTCAATAATCACTTTGTTTTCAATAATAATATCGGCTCTAAATCCAATTTCAAGCGGAATATCCTTATAATTGACAGGAATTGGAACTTGTGTTTCAATTTTCAAACCCTGATTCAACAATTCATACGACAATGCAGATTCATAAACAGATTCAAGCAATCCTGGTCCAAGTTGATTATAAACCTCAAAGATACATCCTCTAGCAATATATGAAATTTTATTTTCTTCCAGACTCATATTTTTTTGTTTATCTGCGGGAGTCTCCTATTTTTTATTTCCCTCGGATCTCGCGGATTTACGCTGATTTATTTTCTTCTTTTTCTGCGCTTATCTGCGTTATCTGCGGGAACTTCTTTCCTTTTTTATTTCCCGCTGATCTCGCTTATTTACGCTGATCTATTTTTCCTTTTCTGCGTTTATCTGCGTTCCGCCGCGGCGGACTGCGGGAAAAAATTTTTTCTTCTGCCGGCCACCAAAGCGAAACGATGATTTACATTGTTTTACAAAAATCTTTTTTCAATTTCTTCCCAATTCACGTATTTCCAAAATTCAGCGACATAATCGGGGCGGCGGTTCTGGAAATCCAGATAATAGGCGTGTTCCCAGACATCACAGGTCAATATTGGGATCAGACCATTGCACAAAGGGTTGCCGGCATTGCTTTCCTGAACAATATCCAGGCTTCCGTCGGGAGTTTTTACAAGCCAGGCCCATCCCGAACCAAATAGAGTTACACAGGCAGCGCTGAATTTTTCTTTAAAACTGTCGAAGGAACCGAATTTGTTATTGATAGCTTCAGCTAAAGCTCCCTCAGGTTGGGCTTTTGGTTTAGGTGCCAGACTATTCCAGTAAAAAGTATGATTCCATACCTGTGCGGCATTATTGAAAATTCCCCCGGTAGTTTTTTTGATTATTTCTTCGAGGGTGGCATTTTCAAACTCAGTACCTGCAACCAGCTTGTTCAGGTTGGTAACATAGGCCTGGTGGTGCTTGCCATAGTGAAACCCTATGGTTTTTTCAGAAATAAAAGGTTCCAGGGCATTTGCCGCATAAGGTAATTGGGGTAATTCAAACATAATTATATTTTTTGGTTAATAATTTTCTTTAGCAACGGATTTCAACAAAGATATTAATTTTTTCATCAGTTTTTTACTATAAATTTTATCTTTTTGTATATTTGACGAAAAACTTACATGGTGAGAATCACGTCGTTTTCTTTTTCTGACCAGGATTTATTTAAAGAAGCTTTTACCATACGCCAGGCAGTATTTGTCGCTGAACAGGGCGTGCCCGCAGAACTCGAGTACGACGAACACGAAGCCGAAGCCACACATTACCTGCTTTATGATGATGAAACACCCGTTGGCGCAGCCCGCTGGCGCAAAACAGCACAGGGTATTAAACTAGAACGGTTTGCTGTTTTACCGGAATACCGTAATAAAGGAATAGGCGGAACACTGGTGAAAAAAGTTCTGGAAGATGTTATTTCGTTGGGGCTGCCCATTTACTTGCATTCGCAACTAAAAGCCTGTACCTTATATCAACGCCATGGTTTTGTTGTCTCCGGCGAAGTTTTTTTCGAAGCAGGAATAGCGCACTATAAGATGGTGCTAAAAAAATGACAATTTTTTTTAAAATGCCCGAACAGGCCGCACATAGTTTTGGGTGTGCCTGTCAACTTGCGCCTGAGAACCATTGGAAAAATTTTGTTCCCACGCCCCCATACCATTATTTGATGAACTCCAGTACCTGAAAGTATTAAATCCTCCAATCACGGCTCTGTTAATATAAAGCTTGTTTAATTCATCCTTGCTGGGCAAAAACCAATCGTTATAACCGCCTGACACAAAATCGCTACAGAGTCTCGCAGCCATTTCCGGTGAAGCACAGGGGTCCGCAATAATAGTTGTGGTGTTTGTGGCTCCTGTCCCTATGGCCGTACCGGTGGTTTCACCATATATTGGACATCCCCACCACGTGGTTGAATTTTGGTCGCTTGTGGCAGCTATTATTCCATGTATTTGTCCGGGAATATATCCCGGGTCACCGCTTTGTAAAATATAGCCCACAATCCCTCCCTGATAACTATCGCCAACAGAAATTGTTGTTGTAAAACTTATTTGATTGCCGTATCCTGTCCCTGCACTGGTTGTGGCATAAGCCCTTGCAAAATAAGTAGTATTGGCCGTTAAGCCTGATAGAGCACTTGTAAAAACCCCACCGCCTGTTCCATCCAGGGTTTTATTATTTTCCACTGTGGGGTTTGCTGAAGTATTCCAGCACACGCCTCGTGCAGTAACTAAAGCGCCCCCATTATTAGTTATATTGCCGCCACACAAAGCACCTGTACTTGTTATTAAAGAAACTGACACCGTAGATATGCTGGCTATTACGATTATCTGTCCAGTTGTTCCAAGCTCAGAAACATTTACTGTAGCTCCGTTTTTATTTATAAAATCAGTGCTGGAATTGGTAATTCCGCCATATTGCGTTATACCTTGCGCTGATATACCGAAAGGGGTTACGACGCAAAAAAATATAATCAGAAATATTTTCATTAATTTATTAGCCATTTTTAATAATAATAATCAAATTGAATTCTGTCCCCTGCAACTAATGAATATGATCCGTTGTTGGCAGGAATATAGGTTAGTGCACTGCCAGTCACTGTATAGGCCGAATTACTGATTCTCACGCCGTTGATATACATCTTTACCTTACTATTTGCCGAAGGGGATTGTGTTAAAGTAAAACCGGTTTGTGATACTGAAGCAGTGAATTCATCGGCCACCTCTCTGATGGGAGGAATATCAAGGGTTTGCCAGGTTTTGTCTCCTCTCCAGTATTGTGTGGAAGTTCCCGTAGCTATCTGAGGTTCATAACCAGCCGTGGCATGATTTCCCCATCCATAGGCCGTATTCCATTCCGAAGAGTTTCCTCCTGTCGCCTTAATTTCTCCATTAACATCCAGTCTGGCAGATGGGTTTGTCAACCCTATACCGACATTTCCCGAGGGAGTAATTCTCATTTTTTCAGTATACTGGCTTGAAAAACCGCCCGTCCCCAGTCTGGTCCAGAAATTAATATTGGTTGAATATGCACCCTCCTGTAAGTATTCAATCTTAGCCTTTTCTTGACTGGCAGAAATTAATTTTGTAGCAAAGCTATATCCCAGACCGCTGGCTCCTGTTTTGTTACCATAAATTACCGTATTATCTCCTTCTAATTTCATGTTTCCTGTTATATCTAATGTTTCAACGGGACCGGTTGTGCCAATACCAAGCCTTCCCGCACTGGTAATCCTGGCCTTTTCAGTTCCATCAATGTAAAAAGCCAGATGTACCGGAGGATTTACGGCAGGGCCAACGACATCAATCACACCGCCATCGGTTCCTCTCCAAATGGAAACATAACGATCATCATAGCTATGGCTTAATAAACGCAACGTAAATCCTGCTTCAGCCGTGGGTTTTATCTGAACCTTCGCATCGGTAATGGTTGTCCCAATTCCCACATTCCCATTATCATAAACTGAAGAAGTGATCAGGGCAGATCCATCCCATTTGGAAAGATAATTGGTGGTATTTGATCCAACTTCCGGGTCTGTTTCAATAAGACTGATGCTACCCCAGCTTGCGAGGCCGTTGGCATCAGAAGTAAGAACTTTTCCGACCCCTTGTGTACCGTCTGTAATTTTTATTGTACCGTTAATATCCAGTTTTGCAGCAGGTGTTGCTGTTCCAATGCCAACATAACCTTGATACCCGTCTCTGTACCCATCTACGCGCACGTATTCTGTTCCGTTTATCGCTAAAATTACGGAACCGTTTCTGTTAGGATCCCAGGTATTACCAGGTCCCTGTAATCCTCCGCTAAGAATCAGGTTGCCACCTGGGCCATAGTTGGGAGCGCCTCCGTTAATTGAAACATACGCACCACTTCCACCATAATATCCTCCAGTACCACCAGTCAACATTACCTTTCCTCCTGTTGCAATTCCACTGGCATCTGCCGCATTGATTGTCACGTTTGAACCTGCTGCTCCGGAACCACCAACACCTGCAATTATTGCCACAGCACCTCCTTCTGCAGTGCTGCTGTTTCCTCCGCGCAAAGCAAGAGTGGCTCCTGCCCCTGATGTATATGTTGATGCCCCTATAGCCGTGATGTCGCCAATATTTATAAGATTCCCCGCCCCGTCTAAACGCGTCAGGCTTCCTGTCATTATATTGCCTGAAGTATTGATGTTGCCACCCTGGACATCCAGTCTTTGTCCCGGGCTTGTGGAACCTATACCTACATTGCCATTATCATATACAGAGGACGTGATCAAAGCTGATCCATCCCATTTGGAAAGATAATTGGTGGTATTTGTTCCAACTTCAGGGTCTGTTTCAGTAATACTGATGCTCCCCCAGCTTGCCAGGCCATTAGCATCAGAAGTAAGCACTTTTCCGGCGCCCTGTGTGCCGTCTGTGATTTTTACGGTTCCGTTCACCTCAAGCTTTGCGCCAGGATGTGTCGTTCCAATGCCTATTCTGCCTAAACTGTCAATCTTTGCCACACTAACGTCGGCAATCTTGAAAAGTATGTTTCCTGCCGGCGAGGGCAAAAGGCCTGCACCACCTTTAATAATGACATCCCCACCCCGGTATGAAACATCACCGGAGCCGGCTCCTGCTGCCAGGGTAACCGATCCGCCATTACCATTCGATCCCCCTTCTCCTCCTGAAATAACAACACCGCCGGCAGGTGATCCGTTATAAATGCGGCGTCCCACTGAAATAGAACCGGCTGTATTGAAACCTCCGGATATTAAGACACCTCCGCCGGTTCCGCCTATTCCAACGCTATTAAGAACGATCTTCGCCCGGTCGGTTCCGCCCCAGGCCCCGGCTGTCACGGTTACTGATCCGGCGCCTTTCCCAATTCCTGATATATCGCTACCTCCTGTTATTATTACTGATCCGGCCGTGTCGAGAGTCGAATTGTTGGCTAATCCGGACAGTAATGCATGTTTGCCGACTTTCAGCAGGGCGTAGCCGCTACTACTCACATGAAGAAGGCCCTGAGGAGTGGTCGTCCCTATTCCTACATTCCCGGCATCGGTTATCCTGACTTTTTCAGAACCTTCGATATAAAATCCAAGATGTACGGGGGGATTAACTGCCGGGCCGACAACATCTATGACACCGCCATCGGTACCTCTCCAGATGGAAACATAGCGGTCATCATAACTCTGGCTTAACAGTCTTAATGTATATCCCGCTTCGGCAGTGGGTTTTATCTGAAGCCGGGCATCAGTAATAGTAGTCCCGATACCAACATTTCCATTGTCATAAACTGATGAAGTAACCAATGATGTCCCATTCCATTTTGAAAGATAATTGGTGGTATTTGTTCCGACTTCAGGGTCTGTTTCAGTAAAATTGATGTTGCCCCAGCTTGCCAGGCCATTAGCATCAGAAGTAAGCACTTTTCCGGCGCCCTGTGTGCCGTCTGTGATTTTTACGGTTCCGTTCACCTCAAGCTTTGCGCCGGGATTTGTAGCCCCTATACCTACATTTCCGGTAGCTGCTACCCGCAATTTTTCCGAGCTTCCTAACTGGAACCCGATATAGCCATTGCCTGTACCGCCTGTACCGGCACTAATAATTGCATTACCGCTTGGATTGGAGCCCGAACCATTGCCTGCTTCCACATAAACATTACCTCCTGCACCGTTTGCATAGGTAGGGTTTCCACTGCCGGCAGTCATCCAGACGCTGCCACCAGGACGATTGTAAGTGCCTGCCCCACCCTGTATGCTGATATTGCCTCCGGGTCCACCCTGAGAGGTTTGATTTCCGGTAAGAATGATAGAGGCGCTAATCGGTGTAGCATATCCTTCAGACATCAAGCTCCCAGACCGAAGTATAATGTTTCCGCCCTGATGCCCTCCCTGAGCCTGGCCGGTACCGGCAGTAAGCATTATGGAACCTCCCTCACCGTTAGGATTGTCATTGGCAACTACAGACAAACTATTACCCTCACCCGTTAGCGGCGTATAAAGCGGAGACAAAACGGAAGTTGAAAAATTCGCACTGCCAGAGACAGAAAGAGCATTGACGGGTGAATTTGTACCAATGCCCACATTACCGGAATAATAGTAAATATTGCTGGCATTTTTTTTCCATATCATAGTATCCATCTCAGTGAAACTTGTCAGGTATCCGGCTAATGCATGATCACCCCAGCCGTAAGAAGTGTTCCAATTGGTAATATCTGTGCCTGTTATTCCATTAGCAGGTGATGCGCCAAAAACAGGATCGGTTTCGCTTCCCAAAACATTTTGCCAGGTCGCCATACCATTGGTGTCAGACGTAAGCACTTTGCCTGCACCCTGCGTACCATCCGTTATCTTTATATTACCCACCACCTCCAGTTTTGCTGCAGGAGTAGCCGTTCCTATGCCCACGTTACCCGGGACAGAACTGGCCATTATAAGGTTACCATAAATATGGGTCCCGCTAATGGTATGTCCCAAACCAGGTTCGATGAGAACATTTGGGGCCTGCGAACCAAAGCCGACGTTTTGGGCACCGTTAATTAAAATTCGTCCCCAACTGCCTGTCGTCATGTTATTGCCTTCAACTGTAATGCTGGCCTGTTGCTGGCCGCCTCCTGCGGCTGAGCCGGTCAGGATAACACTTCCGGCACCTGCTACAGAAGCCTCGCTCTTGCGCAACACAATACTGTTGCGTGGCCAGCCGCCGAAGGTAGCTGCCTGAAGAGTCAGATGTGTGGTGCCGCCAATAATGCCATTGACCTCAAGGTTGTAAGCAGGTGCGGATGTTCCGATGCCGACATTGCCACCAGAGGTAATTCTTACTTTTTCAGCATTATTTGTTTTTATGACAAGATCGTTTGCATCAGTCGTACCTATAAAATTTGTTGCGGCTGTGGTTCCTGAATTTCCAAGTAACGACCACGCATTCAAGGCTCCGTCGGCACCGGTTGCGCCGGTAATACCCTGTACACCCTGTGCGCCTGTCGCCCCCGTCGGACCAACAGAACCTGTAGGACCCTGAATACCTTGCACACCCTGGTTACCCGTTGCTCCATCGGCGCCTGTAGCGCCGGTAACTCCCTGAACACCCTGCGGGCCTGTATTACCCTGAATTCCCTGTGCGCCCGTCGCTCCGGCAGAACCTTGAATACCAGGAACCCCCTGGGGGCCTGTTGCGCCAACAACGCCCTGTGGTCCAATTGCCTGAACCCACTGACTCCCGTTAAAATACCAAAAGCCCACTGCACCGCCACTCATCCCTGCATTAGTGTTATATACCAGCAAAGAAACTGCCGGGTTGGAAATAGTACTAACATCATTAACAGAAACCAGTGAAACGCGCGGAATCAACAGGCCTTTTGAGTTGCTGCTGACATCGAGCATGGCGGAGGGATCCGCCGCGGTGCCCGCCGTATTGATCGAAACCCCCTGCTGCGAATATACAGCAAAGGAAAGTAACGTAAAAATCATAAATACACTGTTTTTCAACAGTGTTATAATAAAAGATGCTGGAATAATAAGTTTTGTTTCCATTGTATAAATTTTAATAAAAATAAGGCAATTTTAGTACAATATTAATTAAAAAATATCGAAAAAAAAAGCACAAACCCAAACAGAAAACTGAGTGGTAGGCGTCCATGTGTTTGTAGGATCGTATTTTGCCTTTATATCGTTATCAGCCATGAAGGCTGTGGTCATCTCATTTTTTATCTCAGCTACTGTTCTCATCATTCAAATGTGTTATCAAATGTGTTATCGAAAATTCCTTCGGCTATAATATCGCAAGTAGCCGGTAAGGGCCTTTGTATTTTAAAATAATCAACGATACGCTGATTGGTAATGCTGCTCACAGTAATTGAATCGCCCTCGGTTATATGTCCAGAAATACATTTTCCATTGGCATAAGCAATAGCGTATGCATCCTCGGCGCTTCCGGAACCGATTAGCGCTATATCAAACATATTCTGCCGTTCTATAGCTATAATTATCATACCTCAACGTATACTTCAGTTTCACTGACTGTTACTTTTAAAACCTTTAAATGCTGTGATTTAAGCTGCTCTTTAAGGTTCCCATGAAACAAAGTGTCCACATTGCCTCCAAGCATACTTTGCACATTTACACCCAATGTCGGCGATTCTTTAAAATCTCCCGGCACACCGGCCATCACAAACTGAACGATCTGCTCATCAACATCGCCGATAGACATGCTGCCGTTTGCAACGACAAGATCACCGTATTCATCTATAAGTATTCCGTTCATCAGTGCTTTACTTTATCGTTTTTGAAATTATTTGCGACAGGAGCTGTAGTGGTTGGTACAAATGTTACACTGCCAACCATACCACCAGGAATAACCGTAACAGGTATGCTTGCGAGTAATGCCGTAAGGGTCTGCAGATCCTGATAAACATTTTTCATCCAGCTTACCATGCTGTCAACCTTTACTATGCCATGATTTAAACCGCCATTAAAACTTATCTCATCATCTTTTATCAACACTTCACTCTGGCCGATTTTTATTCTTATTTTTTCGATCTCCGAGAACATACACACAAAAGCATCTACCGGGCTGACTTCGCAGACCAGAACATATTTATCATTGCCAGTCTTTGGAGTTATTACGACACCCAGGTCGCTGTTTATGTTGGCATTCAATCTTACTTTTTTAAACGGAGCTTCCCCTGATATCGGGGTAACATCGCAGGTTGACCCATTAACAGAATCAACCGTGCACACGTGCAGCTTCATATCATCCTGGTTGGCTATATTTTTGATATATTCAGCTATCTGGTTCACTTTATCTGCCCTCCAAGCGTTATTTTCTGGCGATATCCTCCCTGGCCAAAGGTGTAAGTAACAGCATCCACAAAAAACTTTTTATCATGGCGCTCCTTATTGTCGTCATCAAGGATGTGTACAATGTCGCCTTTACGGACATAAGGTTCGCCAAATGCCATAAAATCACCTGCCATCTTATCGACTTTGAATTTTGCCAACTGATCTTTTGCAAAGGCTTTGAGTTGTTCAACGGTTTCTTTACCAGGAACCAAAAAAGTCCTTATCTCAGCATCCTGTACATCCTGCGGTTCTTTCCATTCGAGTTTTTTATTATCCCGTGTAATCGTTTTAACTATGATTTGCAGGTTCAGATCCTCGGCAAGTGTATAAACCAGGTTATCAGAAATAGTGTTCTCGCCGATCCTGAACTTAATGGTACGGGTGGCGTTATCTTCAGTGGTTAGCGTAGTGGGTAGTATGCCATAGAACTTGTCATCCCTGAAATAAAAATTTACAGGGTAATTGGTCATGAAATACTCAAACACTTTTGCAAGCGTGGTATCGCGGGTTATCTTTACCTCACCGAGATCAACCTCAGCAATACTTGTATTATATGACGGCATCCATTCTTTTACAAAATCCCCAATTTTGAGTTTGGGGTAATATGTTGCCGGTAATTTTACCTGCTTGAGTTTCCAGGCTTCATTTTCGCACTCTATTACCGTAGGGGTTCCGCTTGAAACAGTCTTTACATAGCCTTTAAACACCGTTTCAAAGTAAAAATCGGTTCCGTAGCCCAGCGATATAGAAATAGTGGAATTCCGCTTCACATAATCAGTGATAGATTTGCCTTTATATTTCAGCTTCCTGGGAACGATCACTTTTGCGGTGTCAGTAAAGTTACGCGTTGACGTTACAATTTCTATCTCGTTCACGTAATTGAATGATACCGAGGTTTTTGTTTCCGGATTCTTGATATTTATAAAACAATTCAATACTTTCATGCGCCTTCCTCCTGAATGCTTAGCTGCACATCCTGATCACTGATAAGCTTCAGATTAAAGGGTATGGCGTTTACAAACTTTGCCGACGACTGTGGAATGCTTGCGCTCTCTAACACTACCTTGTGCACATCAAACGCATTGATGAACACATTACGAACATTAAAGTTCTCCTCAATTTCAAACAGCCGGATAAACTCCTTCAGCTCGTCCAGCGGAAAATAAAACTGCGAATCTGCAATAAGACTGCCCGAAACAGTGAACGAATAATCTTTAGCAGAGATATATTCTTTAATGGTGACGCGCCTCTTGGTAACGGGTGTTTTTACAATAGTGTTTTCAAAGCTGGTGTCGATGCGTACGTCCCAGATAAGTATTTTAACCGACCTTTTATTGTCTTCAAAAATAAGGTTATTGCGCACCGGGTATCTTTTATCTGAGGCAGTAAAAGGGCTTAGCTCGTTGTCAGTGGACAGCCTGTACTCACCATTGCCGCCAATATAGGCCGGATTAAGAATAAGGTCATATATGCCTTGTTTAACCAATTGCACAGCAGCAGTACCCGAAGCCTGGGCTGCGGCACCGGCAAGATTGCTCATAATACGGGCTGCTGCATTATCCTGACGACCCTGCAAATCCTTGTTTATTATGAACCTTATTCCTGCCATTATACTGAATAATTTACATCGTTGACCACCGAAGCCAGCGCATTGGTAAGTTTACTCATAAAATCGCTTGCATCTTTCGGATCCTGGGTTTTATCAAAATAATTATTATTGGTTTCGATGAGGCCACTGTTGAGGTGGATGATTACTTGCTTAACTGATTTTCCACCACCAGAAATGGCATCAGCAGCCATATCCACAGAACCGGTACCGCTGCCACTGCCACCTGGAGACTTCACATATTTCAAACTTCCGCTTAAAAAACCAGAAAGCCTTTCCCATTCATCATCTTTCAGAACTTCAAATGTTTTTTTGCGAAGTGCATCAAATTCATTTGCAAGATTTTTGGAATTGAATAGTTTTTCATAAGTTGAATTATCTTTTAAATTGATTGACTGTGCTTGAGTATATAAATCTTTTCTTTCTTCAGTGGTAAGATTCCTTGCAAGAATATCAAGTGAACTTTTTTTAAGCCTCATTTTTTCTTCAATTTCAATTATTTTCTCAGGACTCATACCTGAAAATCCATACGCAGTATTCGCGGCTAACATGTCTTGACCTTTATACTCTAAGTATTTATTGATTATTTCGGCAGCTTTTTTATTTTTAGGATTTAATCCAATTGCTGCCTGGGAAGCCTTATATAGTTTGTCCAAATTAGCGTTAAAAATTTCTGCTCCATTTACACCCTGTTGGTTTTCAGGATAAACAACACCTTGTTTTATAAACCATTTCTGTAATTTATTCCTTTCGGCACTTGCAGATGCGTAGGTGATTCTGCGTACATATTCTTCTTGAAGTTCTTTATATTCATCCTCCTCTTTACTAAAAAAGTCTTTTTGCGATGCTAACTGCATTTTCCTTTCATAAGCAGTATTCACACCATTTAACTTATCAAGTAATTCTTGATTTTTTACAGTTTCCAAGTCCATATTGGCGAGAAAATCAGGATATTGCTGCTGCAATTGTTGCAGAAGACTTTTTCTTTGTTCCTCTCCGGTATTGGCATTTGTAATTATACCTACTAAAGAATTTAACTCAGCTTTTTCGCGTGCAATTTTTTCTGGCAATGGTATCTCAACCCATCCTTTCATTGTTTCCACAATAGATTTTGATCCGCGCAAAAAATCATTAAAGGCCGGTTTCATTCTTTCGCCAGTAGCTACCTTCAGTTGAAATATTGCATCTTTAAGATTGCTTACCTGACCTTCGGTAGTTCTGCTCTGTTCTTCCATCATACCGGTAAAACCTTTGCTTTTCATTATCTGGGGTAAGGCTGCCAGCATCTCTTCAGTTGTAGCTATCAGTTCACCGTTTTTAGAAATTCCTTTTCCGGTCGCTTTTATCCAATCGTCTGTGCTTATCAGGAGGTCACGGAACATATTGACACCCTCACCTTTCTGACCGGTACTTATTTTTGCATAAGCCCCTAATACCTGTTCAAGCGGTTTTCCGCTTGCTGCAGCAAGATCACCAAGCATGGTTAGGTTGTTTCTGCTATACCTCCCGATTGCCTGGAGCTGATTACCTGCCTCCACTACCTGGTTAAGTTCAAAAGGAGTTTTCATTGCGATATCACTATACTCAGTCATTCGATCTCGGGCGGATCCCTGACTGCCGAGCATAGTCTTTAGCGTAACATTATACTTTTCTACTTGAGCAGCTGCCTTTACAGACTCTCCGGCAAAATCACTCATTTTTTTTATACCACCTGCAACAGCAGCTGCAGCTATCATCCACGGGCTTATTCCGAAATTTGATTTAAGTTTTGAAAAGAAACCATTAGAGGTTGTTGCGCAAGTTGCTGTAGATCTTTCAAGTGACCTAATTCTTTTCTCAGTTTCCTCAATTAATAAATTGTATTTTTTTCGATGATCGGTTCTTGTCGTAGCATCTAATGATGCTTTCAACCGCGCAAGATCAATTTTTAATCTTGATATGCTTTTTGGTATATCGCTAAAGGGATCTTTTACTTTTTTACGGCTAATGCGGTCAATATCCCTTTCAAAATTCTTAATTGGCACCCCCCATTTATCAAGAATTTCTATAGCATACTGAACATTTTCCATTTTATGTACTATATTTGTAAAAAAAATACATGAAAGCAATAATTGTCTATTGGGCTATCTCATTTTTGGCAATCTTTTTCTTTTTCTGTATCGACCCTAAGATTGGTTTTATGGCTTTTGTATTTTTATTTATTCTTTTCATACTTATTTTAGCTGGGTACTTTATTTTGAATTGGTTAGATCGTTAATCTTCTGGTTCAAATCGCGAGCGATGTTTGCGAACGAAGGCTAAATCATTAAATGCGCTGCATAATTGCCTGATAGACATTTTGTCAATAATGTCAGGGGTGTATTTCAGGTAATATCTAACAAAAGCACGCATATATCTGTACTTGTATGATATTTCCCCCGCTATGTCGAACCTGTTTTCAGGCTTATCAATCGTAGCGGAGGCTAAAGCTCCTCCAATTCACCGTCAATTCTCTTTATGATACCTCCAAGCCAGTCAAATAAACCCATCTGGTATTTATCAACCGTTTTAAGTTCAATATCACCATCAATCCAACAATTATCAATCAGTGCCTTATCAAATTTTATTGACGAACCACCAGATATCGTTCTGCAAGCATCAAGTATTTGCAAATCAGGACTCCTTAGATAACAACATTTGCCGTCTGACGCAGTGTATTTATATACGGATCCATACTGTTTTTTCCAGGATTCAACAACCTCTTTACTAACTGATTTTTCCATAGCTGCCTCCTATTTCCATTCAATATGGCTCGGCACCAGGTCAAACGTGGTTTCGTTTTTGGTGTCGCCCTGTTTTATGTCGAGAGAATCTTTGGTAAACTGGCAGTTTCTGATCTTATGTGTAATGATGGTAGTTCCGTTCATGGGTACAAAACACACCACTATATCGAAAGGCGCTATATCCTGTAGTCGTCCGGTATCGCTTGAGGCACGTATGGCTTCCACAGCGCTGCGCAGTAGCGTGAAGGATGCTTTCGGTGTAATATTACCATATCCGCGTGCTACAGCCACCTGTCCGGCACCCATAATGTTTTCCACCACCTGGTCGTCTTCATAAGTTATAGCCGTAATGGCAGTTTCGTGGAACCCTGCAATATTAACCTTGAGGTTTGCCCAGGAGGGTTCTACACCATTGATAAGGAGCACATTTCTTAATCCGTTCATATTTTAACTTATTGAGGTTGTATTTTTAATGGTTATGTTGAATTCACGCATCACTCCCACACCTACCTTTTCGATCACAAATTCAATTTTGCTGGTTGACAACACGTTCTGATCGGGATCTATATTCACCTCGTAGCCGCTGAGTTCTTTGGCTTTCTCCATGTCTTCAAGCTGTTTTCCGGCAACAATCTTCAGGTAAGCCACGTCGTCGGGGTTGAGTTTCCCGGTGGCGGGATCCAGATAAACCGGTCCCGACAGTTCAGGTACCAGGTACGTGCGTATGCCACGGATAGCCTTGTCCATGCTGCGGTTGGCTTCAATGAACTTATAATCCGAAGTGTCCAGATCCATAGTATAACTATCGTTAAACCACGATCCCGACATTCCTCCCTGGTACACCAGAAACAGGTAATGCTTGGCATCGAGAGCTGCAAGGGCTGCTTGTGTAGTATTTTTTACAAGGGTGCCATCAGAGAATCCAGGAGTTGAAATGCCTGACGGGAACTTCTTTACCCAGGATATGCTTTCGTGCACTTTGGCCAGTGATAACATACCGATGGCAAGTCCGGCAAGTCCCACAGAATACTTATTTACAGAGTTACCTGCAGCAGTATACAGGTCGTTAGCGGTACCGGTACCATCCTGTC